TGTTCGTGAAGACGGGCGTACACCGCCTCCGGTGCCGTGTCCTCACCGCGAATACGTATCTGGTACCAGCCTTCGTTCATCTGACGGCGGAATCCCGGCATCTGCATCGACAGGGCACGGATGGCTTCCGCTGCCGTGTTCACATACAGGCTGAGGCGGCGGCCAAATCGTTGTAAATCCCCGTGAAGGCAGATACGTGCCAGTGGCGGTGACGCCAGGCTGAATGCGTTCGTCGTTGCCATTTTTCGGAATACCTCTCCCGTTTACTCAGTTGTTCAGGCAGATGGTGAAGCAGCTCACCGTTGCCGCAGTATATGGCGGCATGATTGGCCACCGATGCGCCAAAGCAGCACAGCAGGATATCGCCAGGCTGTGCGGAAGGCAGGGAAATCCTGTAAAAACCAGTCGCCTCCATATTGTCCAGGTACAGGTTCTGACCGTTGCGCCACCAGTCATCCTCACGCTCAAAATCCGGCATATCAATTCCCGCCAGATGGTAGGCATCCCGGAACAGCGTGTAACAGTCCGTCACCCCGTGCTCAAAGCGCCGTCCTGTCAGATGTGGCACACAGCGGAATTTATGAATTTCCCCCCGGCAGACCAGCCACCAGGACAGTGCACTTTTTATCTGCAGCCGCCGGTCGGCCTCGCTCAGCCAGGGCAGACCACCGGGATGACTGTGGACCAGTGCCACAATCTCCCCCTGCATCTCTGCCCGCAGCCAGTCTTCCGGTGCAATACGAAAATACGCCTCCGGCTCTGCAGAGATATTCACACAAGGGATATACCGCTCCCCCTCCGGCGTTCTCACCACGAAGCCGCACGACTCCGCAGGCACACACCGCCGGGCATGCGCCAGAATCGCTGATTCAGTCTGTGTCATAAACCGGGATTTACTGCGAAAGTTTATTAATGGAAAGGAAACCGCCAAAATTAGCCACCATGCCGCGCATCTCACACCCGCGCATGCACTTGCTGCATCTGTCCTTACGGATATCGGTGGTGGGTTTATCGAACTCATCCGCCACAGCCCCGCCCGTGTAACCACACTCATCAGAGCGGTAGGTCCACATACAGGTGTTCGCCAGCATGATGCGACCGGGAAACAGCGCCCCGTCCGTCTCGGTCGGTGTGGCCAGCACAAACGAGGCCGTCATGGCCGTCAGCGATGACATCTGCTCCACCACCCACCGGTCAGTCAGCTCCTGCTCCGGGTCGGCCTCCGGATTGCCTGCCACAAAGTTCACCGCATCCAGAAAACGCGCATACACCCGGCGGCGGACCACCGTGGCACCCACCAGGCTCTGCAAATCCTCCGCCATCCCGGTGACAAGACCGAACAGATTGGACACCGTCAGCGACGGGCGGGCACTGCTGCCCTTTCCGTTCATCTCAAAGCCACTGCCCTCAATCGGGTACGCCTGATATTGCCGCCCCTGCCAGGTCACCGGCTCCCTTTTTTCATTCAGCTCATTGCAGAAAAAATACCGCTCACCGCCCTGCACCGTCAGGTCGATTTCCCAGAGCACCACCCGCGGTGACTGCTCTGACTTAACCGACTCGTTCAGGCTTTCTTCGTGAATATCCTGCATCAGTTCACCACCTGCTCAATCGTACAGCTGAAATCACTGTACCGGGCATTATCCGTGACACTCCACTCACGGCACACAACCCTCACCGTCCGGTTATGTTTCGGCGGTCGCCACAAAAAGGCACGGTAACCACCATGCCACGATAAAAACTCTTCCAGCCAGCGCCGGGTTGACTCATCCGTCACCCGGAACACCGCCTGAAACGTCTTCAGTTGAGGATTCAGCCCTGTGGGGCGGCGCTGTTCATAACCGTCACCAAACCGCACCCTCACCACCGACGGCTTCTCACTCACCTGCATCCCTTCACGCGGGACCAGATGCAGCGTTTTTATCTCAGCCACTCAGCATTCCTCCGTCACGTCGCATGGACAGCATCACCGCCTGCACCCGCTGGTCAATCAGCTGCACAAGACTGCCTGCCGCCTCCGGCCCTATCTGGCCATTAGTCCCGTCATTCTGAATGGCGATATGGTAGACCGGGGAATACACCAGACCCGCACTGCCGTTCATACTACCCACCGCGCGCACACCCAGCGAGCCATCCGCCGCCCGCGTCAGAGGCATAATGGCTTCAGGTCCGGCCTCCCCCATCAGCCCGGCCCCTTTTGCAAAGGCAAAGTACGTGGGCGTATCCACAATACTGTTGCTGTACGCACTCAGGTTTGCCGAGGTATACACGCCGCCTTTTGCATTGGCCACCGCTCCGCCCAGCCAGTCACCAATGCTGCCGAGAAATCCTCCCGCACCGGACATACCGTTTGCCGCCGTCTTAATTCCGTTGACAATCGCGGCATTCATAAGAACTTTTGATATTTCCTGCAGCACTGATGAGGCCCAGCTGCGCCATTCCACTTTATTTCCGTTCAGCATCTCCGTGATGTTATTCACCATCCCTGAGATACCCTCCGTCGCAAGCTGTGCTGCCTGTGAGGCGTAATCGGACGCATTATCCACCCAGTTACTGAATCCCTCCTGCAGCCCTTTCTGCCAGTCCGCACGCTGCGCATCCGATTCGGCATAAAAGGCTTCCTGCTCTTTCAGACGTTCACTCAGATACTGTGCATTCTGCGCCAGAGCCTGTCTGTAAAAATCCTCACTGATATCCCCGGTCTGATACTGAGACTGAAGGTCCGCATCCTTCTGGCGGAAGCTGTCGCGGATCTGCTGCAACTCCCGCATGCGTTCTCTGGCTCGTTCCCCCTGCCCGTACCCCAGCAGTTCAGCATCATTCGACGCACGCGCAGCCGCATTCTCATTCTTCAGTGTCTCTTCCCGGGATCGCAACTGTTCCCGGATTTTTTGCTGGTCAATCAGGGCCGCATTACGCAGCAGCTCCTGCTTCTGCATCTCCGTCAGGGTTTTCAGTTCGCCCTGCGCAGTCTGGTATTTCAGCTTCGCCAGCTCTGTATTCTGCCCCACCAGTGCCAGTTGCTCTTTCTGCTGCTTCAGCAGCCGGGAAAAACTGTCTTCCGCTTTTTCCGTCTCTGATTTTCCACCCCGGGATTTGGGTTTATTCGCCTCGTTATTGCGCCAGGCTTCCAGGGCATTACTGATATAACGTTGTCTCGCCTCCTGATACGGATCACCCACAAAACCGAGGTCATCCGCCGCATACCCCAGCCGGACACGCTCTTTTTCTTCCCCTTTCAGTCTGGACAGGGCCAGCTCACGCTCTGTTTTTGTCAGGGCACTCTGCTGTTTATCATCCAGGGTGGCCTGTGGCAGCCGTAACGGCACATTCACCAGTCCCTGCCGCTGCTGAAGCAGTTCATTCCCCAGCCCCAGCAGACGGTTAAATTCCGTATGCTGAACATTCATCTGCAGCAATGCCTGGTATGCTCTGTTCTGCTCTGCTGCCTCCTCGCGTATCCTCGCCACACGGTTGTATTCCAGTGACGCCAGAGCTTCCTGTACAGACTTCGCCTTTTCCTGCATCTGTGTCAGTCGTGACTGTTCAACCGCCAGTTTGCCAGTTGCCTCCGCAAGGCCGTGGGTTATAATCTCCACACCTGAACCACCCTGTGGATTTTCCTGCAGCCAGCGCTGATAGTCAGCAATCTGTGTTTTCAGTCCCCGGACTTTACTTTCCTGCTCAGCAATCAGACGATTCTGCTCTTCCAGTGCCTCGCGAGTTTTACCCTCATTATCAGCCAGTTCCGGAAGGGTCATTCCCGGTACCTTTGCCCGGATTTCATCAATCGTCGATGCATACTGACGGGCGGACTCCCTGGCCTGTTCCTGATTCTGGTACACCGTGTACCAGGCACCGGCTCCCAGCATCAGTAAACCGGGTATCCCGCCGACAAGCGAAAGCAGGGATGCCGCGCCACTTTTCAGCATTCCCGTAACCGACGTGGCATTCTCCAGCGCCTTCCTCGAGGCCGCCACCGCCTGATTCGACTGTACCAGTGCGGCATTGGCCACAATCATGGCCCGGCGTTTTGCGACGGCATTCTGTGTGGCCAGCGCCTCCGCACTGCTATTTCTGGCCAGTGCAAGTTCAGCCTGTGCCAGTTGCCAGGCACGTTCTGCCGCCAGCGCGTCAGCTGCCGCCTTACGCTGCACCTGAACAGCCGCATCTGCCTGTGCGGCTGCAAGGGCAACCGTCCCGGACTTCGCCGCGATCAGCTCTGTGGTGGCCTTTCCCACGCCTGCGGCCATATTGCCAAAGTACCGGGCCACCCCGACGGCAACCAGCGCCCCCGCGGCTGTTGCCACATTATCAATATTACCGGCAACACCGTTCAGCACGCCGGAGAGCGTTTTCGTCGCTCCGCTGGCTTCATTCGCGCCACCCACCCAGGCCATAAAGGCGTTTTCCACCTTTGTGATCCCGTCAGAGACCGTTTCCGGCATGGCGGCATATTCATCACGCAATACCCCCAGCTGGCTGATTAACGCAGGAACGACTTTATCCGCCGTCAGTTTGCCGTCGTCCGCCATCGCCTTAAGGTCTTTACGGGCCACGCCCATACCCGCAGCCAGTGCACGTATGATCCGGTCTCCGCTTTCATTGACCGAATTAAATTCCTCACCCCGTAACACACCCTGTGCCAGCGCCTGGCTGAACTGGGTGATCACCGAGCCCGCCTCTGCCGTACTGGCACCGGATATTTTCAGCCCTGTCGAAATGGCCTCCGTCACCTTCAGTACATCACCGGCACTGTAACCATATTCACGCATTGAGGCAGCCGAACGGGCAAACAGGGCCGCATTATCCGAAAATGCCGTGCCCGTCCGCTGGCTGATATCCATCAGCACTTTCTGTGATGACGAAAATTCATCGAATGACTGCGACGCCTGTTTCAGTCGGGCATTCACGGAACTCCATTCATCGGCCAGAGAAATCAGGTGTCCGGTGGCAAAGGCACCGGCAAATGCGCCAGCCATTCCGACAGCAGAACCGCGAATTTCCGTCAACTGGCTGTTCAGCTCAGCCAGGGCACGTCGCTGCTCCCGGGCTGCCGCAGCGGCCTGACGCCCGCCATTCTGCAGGGTCCGGTAATATTCACTGCCCATACGGGACGCCCGCTGGATCTCCGACTGGAATGACTGTGAATTTGCCGAAATTTTGATAATCAGTTCACGTAACGTCGCCATTCACCTTTCTCCGGGCAAAAAAAACCTGCCACAGCAGGTTTTCATCATTATTTATGACATTGCTGCAAAGCTCAGCGCGTCTTCCAGCGCCGCAAACGGATCCACCTCCGGCTTATCCTCATCCTCGCCCCAGCAGAGCATGGCGTCCTTCAGTGCAACATTCATCCCCTGTGCCCCGAAAACCGCTTTCACGATCTGTGCATTACGGATATCCCCGCGCTCATCACCCAGCGGGGATACCCTGTCGAACTCCATCCACATCATCGCCTCGCTCGCACTCAGGCTGTGCCGCAGTTCGGATAAGGTGCGCCCCAGACGGAGCGCAAGTCGCATCAGAAAGCGAATTTCCGGGCGGGCTACTTTTTTCTGGCCGACTCTGCATCAGCGATCAGTTCCAGTGCCTGACGCAGCAACCGGGCATGTACCGGACCATAGACGGCCAGCACCTGCTCACGGTCGTCCGGAGTGAACACCCGTTGCAGGTCAGTATCACACAGGACATCGCAGAACAGCGTCACATCCGCTTCCAGGTTACGGCGGGTTTTCGCCACCACCGACAGGGTATCGTCATCCTCTCCATCACCATTGAGCACTTCCTGCCACAGATACCAGGCCTCTGCCGAAGGCTCCCGCAGCACCACGCTGACATTTCTCCATTCTGGCACCTTCACCGTTTTATGACGGAACCCCGACAGTCTGGCCAGCGCCAGTGTTTTCAGATCTTTTGCCATAAGCCTTATCCGCCCGCACCATTAACCGTTACTGTACACGCATCAGAGGTAATGCTCTGCGGCTGTTCTGCAGAATCCGTTACCTCGCAGGTATAAGCCCCCTTATCACCTGACTGCGTATTGGCTTTACTGAAAGTGTCAGTAGTCTGTCCCTCTACCGGCTGACCATCCTTCTTCCAGGCGTGTTTATAAGGCGGCGTTCCCCCGTTGACACTGACTGACATTGTCAGCAGCGCACCGGTATTCATGGTAAGTGTCTTCTCCAGATTTTTTACAAACGCCAGCGGTACCACATAGGACACCGGTTTACCCTTCAGGCGAAGTGAAAACGTTGCAGCCACCACGCCGTTGGTACCGGATGACCAGGTGTGCTGACGCACTTCCGCCAGGAACTTAAAGCCCTTACCGGACGGAAACTGCACCTTAAACGCATACACCGTGTCATTGTCATAGGCATCACGCAGGGCGTTCTGGGCCTGATTCAGATAAAAATTACCCGACATGGAAATCTCGGACGACGCCCCCAGACCGTTGATGTTCTCCTGCTCTGTGGAGCAGAGCGTGGTCACATCAATATCCTGTTTCTGACCGGCGGTGAACTGGACTTCCTTGATGGTGCAGTCCAGGCGCAGATATTCCGCCTTATCCATAGTTTCAGCAGTCGCCGGGGCAGATGAAATCATCACCTGCGTCAGCTGTGAGCGTTCATACAAAGCAGACATTCTGCCTCCTGATAATAAAAAACCCGCACGCGGCGGGGTATGGGTTTTGTAGAAAAAAAGAAAAAGTCACACCGTGACCTGAAACTCCAGGGTTGCACGGTAACAGCGGTTTTCCGGAATATAGTCCTGCATTTCACTGACGGATCCCGGGGCCAGCAGCATTATGGCTTCACGGGCGTCCTGACGTATCTGACGCGCCTGCGTCACAGTCCCGGCATAAACGTCTATCTGCACCGACACTGAGGACTCCGCCTGCCCGCCCATCACGTCCGCCGACACCGATGAAATCAGGCTGAAAACCACCCACGGAAGCGCCACCGACGGCCTGCCATCCAGCAGGGGGACCACATACGGGTACCCCTGCCCGCCGGCAAGATGCGCCAGATGAGGATACAAATCCGCCTCCGTCATCGTCTCAGTACCTCATCAATGGCCCGGTTCATCCGAGCAATCGCCACCTGAGCTGCCTGTTCACTGCGCACATCAAATGCCGGGCGCACAAACGGGTGCGGTGGCATATTCACGGTCCCCATTTCCACAAACCGCCAGTAGAAAGCATTGCGCGGGTTATCCGCCTTCATGGTGTTATCGCTGTTACCGGTGTCCGGATTAACACCCCGGATATGCACACCGGATTCCATCCCGCCATCGCGGGAGCACCGGGAAAGGACCACCACATTGCGGCGCAGTTTTCCCCTGCGTACCGGTGCCCGTGACACCACTTCTTCTTTCAGCACATTCGCACCCGCACGGGTTGCCTCACGCAGCACCCGGTTATTTTCCGCACCACTCAGAAGCTGCAAATCGCGGCTGATGTCCTCCAGCCCCGAAAAATCCAGCAGGGTTTCGATCATTTTTCCCCTCCCAGCCGACAGAGAATTTCCAGACGCCCGCCGGTCGCATCCGGCACGGGCAGCCCGACAACGTTCAGGATCCGGTCACGCCATGGACCACTCAGCACATGAAGTCGTGACGCTGCCGTGATTTCCCGGCCGGACTGACCGCGCACCCAGATGCGGATTTCCGCCTGCGCCATTTCCGCACCGGACTGCATCCGCTCCCGGCTGCTCCTGCCACGGATATCCGCATGAATTTTCCCGCATGACACCCATTCTTCCGTCATTTCTCCGGCAGCATTACGGGTTAACACCGGGTTCAGAACACTTATCATCTGTGTCAGACGACCTGCAGATATTGCCATTCCTCCCTCCTCATAACACCGT